TACTATAGACTTTACATATGATACATGGGACTCGTGGGGTAATCAAGCTTCATTTGGCTGGAAAGGTAAAGTAAATAAATTATCAGACCTACCAGCAGATATGCCTTGGGATGATGTTATAGTGCAGGTAACAGGAGATGATAGTGATAACTTTACTGATTACTATGTTAAATCTGAGGATGGTACTTGGAGAGAGACAAGAGACCCTTACGACCTAAGAGGAACATTCAATAATATGCCTATATATGTAGATAGAAAATCTGATGGTACTTTTGAAGTAGGAGAGTTAACATGGAACGAACCTACTATAGGTAATGAGGATAATAACCCTACTCCTAGTTTTGTAGGTAATAACATACAAGATATATTTTTTTTTAAGAATAGGCTAGGATTTGCTAGTAGTGATAGTATTATATTAAGTGAGACAGGTGGTTACTATAATTTCTATGCTAAGACAGCTTTAGAAGTAATAGATACTGACCCTATAGATATAGCTATTGCTAGTAATCAAGCTAGTAAGATATATTATGTAAGATCATATCAAAGGTCACTATTTGTATTTACTAAGGACTCTCAATATGAGACTACTTATAATAATACATTTAGTCCTTTAACAGTAAGCTTAGACCTAGTTTCTAATTATACTATTGATATTAATGTACCCCCTAGAGTGAGCGGTAATAGTTTATACTTTATTAGTCGAACATCTGATAATAAAGCACAACTTAGGGAATATATAAAGAATGATGATACACTAGTAAATGAAGGTATTAACTTAACATTAAATAGACCTAACCTATTACCTCATATTAATAAGATGGTAACTAATGTAGCTTTAGGAACTATATTAATGTACTCAGAAGATACTAAAGATACATTATATTTATTTAAAGCAACAACAGAAGGGCAGGAAAGAATACAATCAGCTCTATATAGATGGACATTTGGTTTTGATATAGAAGATATATTTATGTTTAATAATGATTTATATATAGCTTATGAAGGTTCTAGTAATAGTTATTTACTCAAACTAGCATTACTACCTGATGATACAATTAAGGAAGATATAGTAGATGATGTAGGAACTATACAGCAATATAACTCATATGTAACATTAGCTAGATGGTATCCTAAGCTAGTAGATTTAAAAACTCCTCTCGATAATGTACAACTTAAGAGGTGCACTATCTTTGGAGAAGGTAGCTTTGATGTTGATATTTATAGATATTCATATAATACTACTATAACTAGAACATATGAGAGTGGGTCTACTAAAGATATAAATGCTTCTATAGTAGGTAGAACAGATGATACTCAAATAACAATAAGGAATGCAGATAATCAACCTTTTGTTATATCATCATTAGCTTTAGATGGTCTATATAAACAATCATCTAAACCATTAAGATAATAGAGGAAAATAAATGGTAAGTATGAAGATATTTACAGGAGATGGAAGTACTAAGATATTTCCTATTGAATTTGAAATTAAAGGTGAAGACTATATACAGATATGGTTAGATAATGTAGCTGTAAATGATAGAACTACATATGATATAATTAATAATAGTATAGTCTTTTTAAATGATTATATACCTGATAATGGTGTAAAAGTAGAGATAGTAGTAGCTACTACAGCTCAAGAAATAGCTGATTTAAACGCTCCTCCTAGCACTGTACAAGTAGTTGTAGATAATATAGATAATCTAATAGATATATCAGACCAAGTAGTTTCTAATATGAATGAGATACTACAAGCTGATGATAATGCAGTTATAGCTACTCAGAAAGCAAGTGAAGCTCTAGCAAGTGCAAATGCAAGTGAAGTAAGTAGACAAGCTAGTGTAACAGCACAAGGCATAACTGAAACTGCTAGAGATACTACACTTGGTTATAGAAATGAAGCTGAAGCATTTAAGAATACAGCTGGAACATCAGCTACAACAGCTACAACACAAGCTGGTATAGCAACAACTAAAGCTAGTGAAGCTAATGCAAGTGCAACAGCAAGTGCTACATCAGCTAGTGAGGCTTCTGCTAGTGCAACATCTAGTGCTACATCAGCTAGTCAAGCTTTAGGATATAGGAACGAAGCATTAAGTAGTGCTACACTGGCTTCAGGATACAAAGACACTACATATTTATATCTTGAAGATGCACAGAAGGTTCAGCTTGAAATAAGCACAAGAAGACATGAGGGAGAGTATATAAGTATGGATTCAAGTAATGAAGATTTTGGAGATGTGTTATTGTCATCTCCTTTTAGTATAGAAAACAACTCTGTGAGCACAGACTTAGCTGTTTCTTTTGGAACACTAGACTGTGGTTCTACGATATAAGGATATAAGATGGCAAAACAAATACAACTAAGAAGAGGAACAGAAGCAGAAAACAATGCTTTTACAGGTGCTCTGGCAGAGCTAACAGTAGATACTACTAATAAATCTTTAAGACTGCATGATGGTGTTACGGCAGGTGGTGTAGCCTTAGTTAATAGTGCAACAAATCAAACAATAGCTGGAGTTAAAACATTTACCTCAAGCCCAACTGCTCCAACACCAACAGCTGGGGATAATAGCACAAAGATAGCTACTACAGCGTTTGTGCAAGCAAATGCAGATATTATTCCAACAGGAGCAGTATTCAATTTTGCTACAAGTACCCCCCCAAATGGATTTTTAGAATGTGATGGTTCTGCTATATCTAGAACTACTTATGCAAATTTATTTAATGCTATAGGCGAACTCTATGGTGCAGGTGATGGTTCAACAACTTTTAATATACCTGATTTACGAGGTGAGTTTATTAGAGGTTGGGATAATGGCCGTGGTATTGATAGTGGTAGGGTTATAGGTACTTTTCAAATTGATATGTTTAAAGCTCATACTCACTTGGCAGCTATAAAAGCTAATGACTACCCTCAATATGGGGCAACCACAGACCCAACTAATGATGAAGACCCAGTAGTGAGGAGTGAGACTGGAGTTACCGGTGGAACAGAAACAAGACCTAGAAATATCGCAATGATGTACTGTATCAAATACTAAGGATAAATATAATGAAAATATATAACTATGACAAACAAACTGGAGAACTTCTTAGTGAATCAATAGCTAGAGAAAACCCATTAGAACAAGGTGAGTATCTTGTACCAGCTAATGCAACTACAAAAGAGCCTATTGTTTCCAAAGAAGGATTTATTACAGTATTCAAAGATGATGAATGGGTTTCTATAGAAGATATAAGAGGTACTTGGTACAACATAAGAGAGGAAGTTGAAGTAACTTCGTTGAACCATGATATGACTGGTCTAACTAAAGAGCCAGTTCCATATACAACAGAAGAGTTGGCACAACAAGCAGAACTTGAAGCTACAAAAGAGAATAGTTTAAAAAATCAAGAAATACAGGCTCAAATAGACTCTTTGGAAAAAACACTAATTAGACCTTTGAGAGAGTTATTATCAACTTCTACAAGTGATGAAACAAAAAATGCAGCACAAACAAAAGTTGATGAAATTGAAGCACAAATAGAGACTCTTAGAAGTCAATTTGTAAGCATAGAAGAATAAATTAAGATGCTTTTATTTATAACAAAATCTTTGCTTAAACTAATTTTTCAATTATTAATGCAAATTATAGGTATCGTTTTGATACCTATTGCATTATTGTTTCAAGAAGAATTTGAACCAGAACATATAGAGTCAAGAATATTACCAGATGGAACAAAGAACAAACGCTTTAAATGGACGTGGTTTGATGCTATATGGGGTAACAGCGAAGATGGTAACTGCGGAGATAAACCATATTTTAGTAAGTTTGATACTCTAAACTATTGGACTGAACTTAATTGGTGTGCTTTTAGAAATCCTATACATAATTTAGCTCTAAAAATGGGTGTAGATGAAGTAATTGTAGCTTATATATGGACAGGCAATAGATACACAGAGGATAGAATAGGTCACGAAGGTTATTGCTACTCCACTGCTATTGGTTCAAGTGGGAAGGAATACAAGATGTTTAGGTTGTGTAAGTTATGGTATAAAGATTATGGGATTGAGATGAACATAGGGTATAAAAACTTCAACATACAAGAAGTTGGAAGACACTATAAGTATTCATGGACAGTAAGTATTAATCCATTTAAAAAGTTTGAAAGTTAAATAGGAGAGTAATATGAGTTGGCTTACAAGTGTAGTAAGTGGTATATTTGGAGTAATCACAGAGCCTGTAAAAGAGTGGCAACGTAGAGAAACCCTTAAAGTAGAACAACAGGATAAACAGCTTGAGAGACAGCATGAATTAAATCTTAAGAAAGCTGATGCTGGTATTGAACTAGCTAAACAAGGTATTCAGATAGAAGCTAATTGGGATAATATAGCTCAAAACAATATGCAACATACATGGAAAGATGAGTATCTAGTTATAATATTTACTATACCTTTGATATTAGCTTTTATACCAGAGATGCAACCATATGTAAAATCTGGTTTTGAAGCTATAAAGACAACACCAGAATGGTATAGATATGGTGTTATGGGTATTGTTATGGCTACATTTGGTCTTAGATGGTATATGAAAAGTGTAAGGGTATAAATAATGGCTGAGAGAGATGAAATATCTGTACTTGTAATGGCTGTTGAAAGACTAGCTGAGTCACAAACACAAATGGCTAGTGATATGAGAGAGTCACAAAAGGAAACTAGAGAAGAATTAAAATCTTTAAATAGTGCTATAACTACTCTTAGTATTGCTATGACAGAATTTAGTCATATAAAAACAGAAATACAAGATGCTAACAAAAGAATACATAAACGTATTGATGAAGCTATATTAGAACGTAAAAATAATCTTTCTGATATTATTAAGAAAGTAAATGCACTTGAACATTATATGTTAAATGATGGCTGTCCTGCACATAAGTCATTTTTGGTGGGCTACAATATGAGAGTAGAGAGACAGCAAAAAGCTGAACATACAATAAATGAAACCCTTAAAAAAGTTTCAGATAAAATACAAGCTATAGAAGATACCCCAAAAGTAGCACTAGGAAAGATAGGCAATGCTATTCTTGCTGTGTTTGGCACAACTATTGGTGCTTGGTTACTTTTTAGATTTGGACTAAAGGATAAATAATGAGTTTAAGTGATGAACAATGGAAATTTATACAAGATGTAGCTTTGCTAATAATGGAAGCTAAGAGATTAAATATAAAGTTAACTGGTGGTGAATTATATAGAACAAAGTATCAACAAGCTAAATATCTAGCTGATGGAAAGTCTAAGACTATGAACTCTAAACACCTAGATAGATTGGCAATAGACTTTAACTTCTTTGTAAATGGTAACTTGACGTATGATGTAGAAGATGTTAAAGCTCTAGGTAACTTCTGGGAGAGTTTAAGTCCTAAGAATGAAGCTGGTATGTTTTGGAACTGGAAGGATGTTCCACATTTTCAAAGGAATGTATGATGGAAAGACTATTAATGTGACTATTGAGAAAGATAGAGATAACTGAAGAACTAGCTGAGAAGATACTTATAGAGATAGTTAATGACATTGTCTGTAGGTATTCCTGCTCAGAATCAAGTACAAGCTAAACTAAGTGTAGGTAAAGGTAGTACATTAATGGCTATGTTTACAGTACCTAGTGGATACACAGCTTATATCTATAGGATATTTGCATCTACGGGTAAGTCACAAGATGCTACAGTTAGCTGGATGGTAAGACCTTTTAGCAAAGTATTTCACACTATAGGTGATGCTACAGTGTATGAAAGTGCTTGGCAAGGTGAGATAGGGTATGAAGTAGTTAAAGAAAAAATAGACATAGCTGTTATAGCTAGTACATTAACTAATAATACTCAGGTAAGGGCTAGTTTTCATATGATATTAGTAGATAATAGATACCTACCTAATTAAATATCCTAATAGACGAACGCTATGGGGTTAAATTTAAACGATAATACTTTAGGAGACCTATGAGTCACCTGAGGGTTTTAAATGGCTTGTAGAGCCTTCTAGAGTATGTTGCCTTGCGAGGCTAAAAGTAATGTATAATATGCTATACATTTAGTATGCGTATGAGATGTATGAATACTATATTATACAATATAATTGTAAAGGAATAGAATGTTACCATTAATAGCGATGGGAGCTATGGCTGGTATGTCTTTAATAGGCTCAGCTTCACAGAATAGACAAGCAGGTGCTCAGTTCGTACAGAATGCTGAGAATGTAACAAGAGATTTTAATATAGCTATTAGTCAAATACAAGACCAAGCTAAAGCTCAGAATGATGCTATTAGATTAGAGATGGCTAATCTTAGATTTGAAGGACTTAAAGGAACAGCTGTAACAAGTAATGCTATAGTTGAAAGAGAGATAGCAGGTAATACAGCTAAGAGAGCTTATGAACAATCTATTATGAATAAGACTATGGCTCATAATGTACTAGCTAAGAAAGCTGACGATGCTATGCTATCATTTGGGGTAGAGATGGAGAATAAGAGACAAGAAGCTAATAATGCTATATATAATGCTCAAGCCACAGCAATGGCTAATACTAAGAGTGGTATATCTATGGTTTCTTCAGCTATAGGTGCTGGTATGAGTGGTTATAGTATGGGAGTAGGTTTAAGTGCTTTAGGTGGAGGAACAGATAATATCTTAGATGGTTATAAAAGTGTATCTGAAAGAAATGCAGTGAGGTTAGGTTAATGGCAGATAATCAATTATTTGGAACAAGTACAAGAAAGTATAGTTTAGCTAGTATATCAGCTAGACCACAAGCTAGAATAACAACAGCTGATGATATTAATACTCTATTAGGAACAGTAGCTAAGACAACTGATGATGTAGTTAAGATTATAGAAGATAAACAAAGTGTAGAATTAAACAAAAAATATAACGACCTACAAGTCGCTTATAATGAAAGTATGACCAGTGCTGGTGAAGATTTAGGCAAGCAGACAGAAGCTTATGATACATTCTATAATCAAACTAAATCATTAATGAATACTACTAATGTTAGTGAGAAAGTTAAGGCTAGATTTAATGCAGTAGCTCTAAATGATATTAGTAGAATTAGAAGTAAGCATGATGCTATTAGAAATATATATAATGAAAATTTATTCTATGATGATATAGCAACTGATGCTATGACTTTTAAGAGCTTAACAGCTAAACAAAAGAAAAATTGGTATCTTGAGAAGCAAACAGTTGGTAAGTTAAGAAATTTACAACCTAATCAAATTAGTGAGCAGATAATAAAAGCTATGTATAACACTAATAGAGCTTTAATAACAAAAGACACTGATTTAGCTACACTGGAAACAATGAAATCAGATATTGAAGCTATAGCAGAAGTAGATGATAAAGTTAAAGGTAAACCTTATTATAGTGACGCTTTACAAGGTATGGAAAGTTATATTAATAATAAGAAAAGTGCTATGGAGAGTACATTACTTCAAGAACTTTCCTATGGTGGTTATGATACAAAGACTCAATTAGCTTTAGTTAAAGAAGCAACTTACTTAACTAAGGATAAACGTACTGCTTATAATCAAATGATTAAGAATAAAGATTATAAGCAAAAATTAGAGATTTCAGCAGGTAATTGGTCAGCTATTATGAATAATTTTGATATAGGAATGGATACATTAAAAGTAATGGGTAAGAATAGAATGAAGTTAGACCCTAAATATACTGAGGAGATGTATCAATCAGATTTATTTAATGCAAATAAAGCTAGAAAAGCTTATCAGAGAACTCAAGATACTTATAATCGGACTGAGCAAAAGAATATTGCTTTAGAGAAACTTAATATGATTAAATCATATGGGTCATATGATGTAGAACCCTCTGTTGTAAATAACTTAATATTAACAGCAACAGGAGATGGTGCTTTATCACAAGAGAATATATCATTTGCTAGAAGATATAATATTGGTTATGAGGCAACTACACAAGGTTTTGTAGACTCCTTTGAAAACTATAAGAATAGACCTAATGGATTAGTGGATAATGATGCTTCTTTCTATAAAGAGTTAGCTACTAATTTTGTAAGTAATAAGGCTGCTGAAATGTTTGATAGTGGAAATGTAGTGACACTTGGAGGCATTATAAGTAAAACTAGACAAGTGGGTAAAGTTAAAAATATAATATCAACAGCATTAGATGGTAGTGTTGTAGAAACAACAGATGATATAACTAAACTTGAGCAAGGAATAAGTAAAACAGGTGTCATACTTGCAAGTAATGTAGATAAAATAGATGCTATATTAGATAAAGATAGTAAGAAGAGATTTTTATTGTACTCTAATTTTATGTTATCTAATCGTAATAAATTAACTAAACCTTTTATAGATAAAGTAGAAAAATTTATAGAAACACCTGAATATAAAAACTTTAAAGAAACATCAACAAAAGGTCAAGAGTCTATTAAATACTTTACAGATAATTGGAAGGGAGAGTCTATGGCTACTTTTGGTTATGATAAAGAGACATACTCTACTCTTAAAGAATTTGGTATGTCAGACAAGGAAGCTTTAGATGCTATTAATAGTAGATATAAAGTAGCTAAAGGAGATAACTATTCATTAGTAGGTATTGACCCACAAGACTCTATGTATGAAGATATAGATAATACAATAAAGAAACTATCTACTCAAATAACAGAAAATACTAAAGATGCTTTCTTTACAGTAGGTAGTGATGGTATGCTTTGGTTAGGGAGTAAGGATTATCCAGCACAAACTAATTTAGGTATCCCATTAAAGACAACAAGAGACGCAGATGATAATTATATTCAAATAGGTCTTAAAGATACTTTAGCTCTGTTAGATAGATTATCTGAAGCCAATGGACAACAAACATTTTTAGGTTCTAAGCAAGGTTATCAAAATCTTAGACAAGTTAAATTTTTTATGAGAGAACTTTTAGTAGACTTACCTACTGTATCAATAAATCAATTAATAGCTGGTGATACTTTTTATCAAAGAGCAGTAAAAGATGTAGGTAAGAATGCAAGCAAAGGACTAAAGAGTTTAGGTAAAGAAGTAGAAAGAGAGATTAATAGATTTGATAGTTTCTTTGGTATTAAAAGGAATAAATAATGGCTAACTCATATAGAATGACACCAATGGAAGCAACCTCTAGTGTTGGTCAAGCTTCTATAGTAGACACACCCCTAATGGCTGGGGTGTTCTCAAATACTAACACTAGATATACTAACTATATTGATAATAATTTTTCTATGGTTAGTGATGAAGCAGAAACTTTATTTAAAAAATATAATGTATTAGATGAAGAAGCTAAACAACAGTACAGTGCTAACAATATACAATATCTTGAGCAACAACTAATAGCTAATCAAACATATAAGAAAGCTGAAACTGAGCTAGATAATATGGGTTTTATTCCATCCTCACTAGCTCATTTAGGAGCTGGTGTTTTAAATCCTATTAACTATGCTCTTGGTGCTGGTACATATAAAGTTGGTGGGACTATTGCCAATAAACTAATACAAGCTGAAAGTACAGCATTACAAACAATGGGAAAAATAACACAGGCAAGTATAGCTGGTGGTCTAGATATAGGGCTTCAAGAGGCTATTGTAGAGAAAGAGACAGCCTCTTTTGATATGAATAAGTACTTAACTGTTGTAGGTACAGGTGCTTTACTAAGTGGGGCTGTTGGTGGGTTAGCTCATACATTAACTAATGGGTTACCTACACAAATAGATACTATTAATAAAGGTATAACAGCTATGGCTGATGATGCTAATGAGCTATTATCACCTATAGCTAAAGCTGGTATTGATATACAGACTCAGCTACTAAGAAGTAAATCTAATATATTTAGAGAAGAGGCTTTAAAATTAGAACACTCCTCTACAGCAGTTGGTGATAAGAGGCTTGGTGTTGAAAGAGTACAAGCTACAGATACAGCTAAAGATGTTAAGAATGCTGTAGAGGCATACCATATTGAATATATGGAAGATTTAAAAGCTAGACAGAAAGAGTCAGGGCAACCTATTAATACTTTCTTAGATAATGAATATTATGAAAAGATGGTGTTTGACTATAATGCTGAGGTAAGAGCTTTTGATGAAATATTAAAGCTAAGCCCAGAAGATATGTTGCATAAATATGAAGAAAGCACTGGTATTAAAATATATGATGATACTGGTAAGCAGTTAAAAAAAGATATACCTGAAGATTTATATGATGTATTATATCATAATAAACTACTCGAATTAGAAAAAGTAGTAGAAGTTCCAAATAAGCTTAAGAGTATAACAAACTTTTTTAAGAAGCATACTGATAAAGCCACAGAACTTGGTACAAGGGGTGTTGCAGGTAAATCAGGTCAATTCTTTTCTCATAGAATGTGGAACTCTCAATATATTGAGAAAGTAGGAGAAGAAACAGCCACTAAGCAAATAACTGAGATGCTACAAGCACATCCTTTAACTAAGAAGTTTATAGAACAAGGAGATGTAACAGTAGAAGATTTAAATAGACAAGCCTCTTCTATGGTTAGAAATATATTAGAAAATAATATAAAGAAACTCTTTACTGAAGAGTCTTATGTTAGACGTGCTGGAGCAGGAGACCCTACTAAAGCTAGAATAATGAAAGTAGACCCTACACTATACCCTGATATGTTTGTAAAAGATGCTGAATTAGTTACTGAAAGATACTCTCAGAAGATGTCAGGTAGGTTGGCTATGAATGCTATTGGGATAGATAAAACACCTGATACATATTCTTTTAATGATGCTATTAATAAACACTTAGAGAATATAAGAACTAATGCTAGAAAAGAAGGTTTATCTAATAAAGAAATAGCATCAGGTATAGATAATCTTACTGTAGCTTATGATATTCTTATGAATACAAGACAAATAGTAAACAACCCACACTCAATAGGACATAAAGTAAGTAGTGCTTTAAGAGGAACAGCTAGTGCTATATATAGTTCAGGGTTTGTTAAGTCAGCTGTTGGTGAATTAGGCTCTATACTATTAAATACAACTATTCCTAGTTTAATAAAATCATTTATACCAGCACATCAAGCTACTTTAGCTTTAATGAAATCAGGAGATAAGACATTAGCTAAAGAGTTAGTTGGTATGGGCATAGGTAGACAAGTAATTGAAGGTAATAGATTTAGTAGATTTGACTTAGATGAAATTAAAGCACAGACATCTTGGTGGGATAGAGGATTACAGAAAATGGGACACTACAGCCGTAAGTGGTCAGGATTTAACTTTGTAACAGCTACATCTGATTATATGGCTTCTAATGCTTTCTTAAGAGATATAGTTGATATTAGCAATAGTGGTAATATTAATAAACGTATGCAAACACAAATGGCTAGATATGGTATGACTCCTGAAGAAGTATTAGCATTTAAAGATAAAGCTAAAGTAGAATATCATACAGATGGTAAAACTATTAAATCATTAAATATGGATGAATGGGAAGATCAAGACTATGCTTGGAAAGTAACTAGAGCTATTACTAGAATGATTGATGATACTATTCTTAGAGGAGATGGTTTAAAGATGCCTAAGTATCTTACTGATGTAAATTCAGATATACTTAGATTATTTACACAATATCAGCACTTCCCTATTGAAGCATATAATAGATTGATGCTTAGAGGTATGGCAGAAGCTCCTGCAAGAATGTTAGCAGGTGCGTTTACTTCTACAGCTATTATTGCTTCAGTGTTACAACTAGAAGATGAAGCTCAAGTACAACTAAACCTTAAACCTGAAAGACTATCTCAAGAAGAGATATTTAGTAGAGCTTTTCAAAAAAGTCCAATAGCTACTATAGCTCCTGATGTATTTGGATTAGCTAAGAACGTAGTAGGTGAAAGTGATTATTATATTCCTGATATATCTAGTAAAGGTTTAGGTGCTTCAGGACATATAATTGAAACTACGTGGGATTTATATAACAAAGCAGTGAAAGATCAACACTTAACTGATAAAGATAGAGATAAAATATTTAGACTAACACCTTTTTCTAGATTTCCTATATATGGAGAACTTATGAGAGGATTAGTTAAAGAAGAATTAGGAGATTAAAAATGGCTAAAGCAAGTTTAAAACAATTAGATGAGCTACATAATGCTGTAGCTAAACAGTTAGCTGATAACTTAGATGACCCTAAGACACTAGCACAAGCTATAACATTCTTAAAGAATAACAATATTACTGTAGATTTACAAGAGTCTAAGGAAGTACAGAATATATTTACTACAGTTAATAACTTAGTAAAAGATAGTAAAGATCTAAAGAAGGACTCAGTTGATAGTTTATTAGATGAGATTGCTTATTAATAAGACTATTATAGTATTAATATAGTGCATAGAAGGCTCTATAATGAATTTTATTAGTAAATCAATACAAATATACTAATAAGATACGTTCGTTTAAATATGAGCCTTCTAGCTATATCTATGAGCCTATTTAAAAATAGAGTATAATAGATAATTACAAGGAGATATAAATATGAATATATTTTATAATGAACCTAAATATACAGCTGAAGAATTAATAGCTGATTTTAGAAAGTTTGTTATATATACATGGTGGCATCTTAATCTACCTAGACCTACTAGGATGCAGATAGAAATAGCTGGTTATTTACAAGAGGGCCACAAAAGGATGCAACTACAAGCCTTAAGAGGTATAGGTAAAGGACAACCCTTGGATTGTAAAGTTTTAGCTAAAGATGGGTGGACAACTATTGGAGAGCTATATGAAGGACAGGAGATATTTGGTGCTGATGGTAGATTACAAACAGTTGAACAGTTACATAATGTATCTGACCTTGAATGTTATGAGTTTGAATTTAGTGATGGTAGAAAAACTAGATGTGATATAGACCACTTATGGAAAGTATATCATCAAGGTAAGTGGCAAGTAGTTACAACTAAAGATATATTAAGTAAAGGTGTTCATTATACAAGAAGTATAACAGATAAAAACACAACAGGTAAAGAAGCTAAGTTTAAGATACCTTTAGTTGAGCCTATTCAATTTGAGGAAAAAGAACTACCACTTGACCCTTATGTATTAGGTTACTTAATTGGTGATGGTAGTCTAACTAATGGTATATCCTTTACTATAGATGAGAAAGATAAAGAGGAAGTTAAAGATTATTTTGTTAATGCTGGGTGTACACTAGGTAAAGAACGCTTTGATAGACGCAGACCTAATGTATGGCAAGTAGGTGTACTAGGGCTAACTAAGATTATACAAGAACTTAATCTAAATGTTACATCAGAACATAAAAGAGTACCTAAAGAGTATTTTACAGCATCAGTAGAACAACGTGTTAATCTATTACAAGGATTACTAGATAGTGATGGATACTGTAATAAATCATTTGAGTTTGTATCCAAAGGTAGAGGTTTATCCGAAGACGTATTAGAACTAGCTAGAAGTCTTGGATGTATAGCTACTATTAAACAACACCAACATGGGTGGAGAGTATATATACAATCAAAGATTAATCTGTGTAGATTACAGAGAAAAGCTAATAACTTTAAACCTATGAGACAAGATAAACTGTCCTTAGTAAATGTTACTCCAATTGGAATACAAAAAAGAAGATGTATAACTGTAAGTAATCAAGATAGTCTATATGTTACTGATGATTATATAGTTACACATAACACATGGCTAACAGGTGCATTTGTTGTGTGGAGATTACTTAGAAATCCTAATGAGAGAGTTCTTATTGTATCACAAACAGGTACTCATGCTGAAGCTATTGCTATATTCACTAGAAGGCTTATAGGTTTATTACCCATTACAGAGCATTTAGTTCCTAGAGTTGACCAAAGAGACTCTACATTAGCTTTTGAGGTTAATGGATGTGAGGTAGCTGTACAACCTAGCGTTAAAGCTTTAGGTATTGAAGGACAGATGCAAGGTAATAGAGCTACATTACTCATTAGTGATGACGTTGAAGGACAGAAGAATAGTGCTACTGAGCAGATGAGAACTAAATTAGCTAAGTATACAGCTGAATATGAAGCTATATTGCAAACAGATGCAGATAGTCAGATTATAATATTAGGAACACCTCAATCAGCTGAGAGTATCTATAAAGGATTTAGAGAAGATGGATATGTAACTAGAATGTATCCAGCTAGATACCCTGAAGATATATCTGTATATGATGGCTGTTTAGCTGATTACATAGTAGAAGCTATGATGAATGATAGTAGCTTAGTAGGTAAACCTATAGATAGTAGATTCACAGATGAAGACTTAATAAATAGAGAAGCTAGATATGGTAGGTCTGGATTTAAATTACAATTTATGTTAGATACTACTCTTAGTGATGCTGAAAAGTATCCACTTAAGTTACATGATTTAATAGTTATGCCTTTAGACTATGAACAAGCTCCTACTAAAGTAGTATATGGTTGTAGTTCTACTACTAAATTAGATATATCTAATGTAGGGTTTAGAGGTGATGGTTTTTATGCTCCTAGCTTTGTTAATGATGAATATGCTCCATATGAAGGAGTATATATGGGTATTGACCCTTCAGGTAAGGGTAAGGATGCTAGTGCTTATTGTGTTATAGCTCACCTACATGGTAAGTTATATTTACTAGAAGCAGGAGGTATACTAGGTCATGGTTATAACACAGAAGCTCTTACTAAGTTTGCTCAGGTAGCTATGAAGTATAAAGTTAATAAGCTATGGATAGAGAGTAACTTTGGTGATAGTATGTTTACTACATTACTTACTCCTGTTATGAATGCTATATATCCTGTAGCTATAGAAGATATAAGACATAGTACACAGAAAGAATTAAGAATTATAGATACACTAGAACCTGTTATTAATCAACATAGATTAATAGTTGATAAAGGATTAGTAGATAGAGATGTAGCTATGTGTGGTAGAGATAATCAGAGCCATGTTTATAGTCTATTCTATCAGATGACACATATAACTAAAGATAAAGGTAGTCTCTTACATGATGATACATTAGATGTAGTAGCTATGGTTGTAGCTCAATGGCAGAGGATACTTATACAAAACCCTATGGAAGCTCTAGAACAACATAAAGCTAGACAAAAGGGTAAAGCTATTAATAAGTTTATATCTGATTATAAGAAAGCTAATCCATCTATGGCTAGTAGAGAGTTAGGTATGAGAGCTAGAATGATGAACACAGGTAGTAGATTTAGATAAGATAAAGTTATCATTTTAACTACTATAATACTTAGACGTAAACCATACAGAAAACCGTATAAAAATTACTTAGACGGTACATCTGGTCTAGCTACGCTGTATACGGTATTAGAGCTAAGACGTAATCTCAAAAAGGCTAGATATTGCTCCCATTGGGAGAAAAGAAAAAAAAGAAAGAATTTAGTTATATATTATATATAGTATATACTAAGGTATTACTTAAGCTATGTCTAAGGTATAATTAAAGATGTACTTAAGCTATGTTAAAGGTCTCCACTTCATACTCCTTATATAGATACTGCCTAGAGGTTTTAAAAATATTACAAAAATCTCTGGGAGGGTATCACTCATACACAGATGCAGATGTCCCCCTATGACCTGCTGTTATCATTAGCTACTCAGCTATCATTATTATATATAGTCTCACTCACTTACGAGTGTTTTTTATGTATTAGTTGTATATGCAACTATTATTATATTACTTGATTATTATAATTATATACAACTATTATTATATTACTTGATTATTATAATTATATACAACTATTATTATATTACTATTGTTCATTATCTATTACTCAATTATATTGAGTCTATCTAACTAAAGGTTAAGGCACTGTTCTATCAAGTGCTATTAGTGGAGAGCACTTTTATGGAGCAACGTATTATAACAGTGTATTGTTTAATAGAGGATTATCTAAAAGCAATTGGAATAAAAGATGATGTAAGAGCAGTAGTTTCAAATGCAGAGGTTCTTTTAGTTGGATATATGGCAGTAAGTGATTTTGCAGGGAATTATAGAAAAGCAGATGTTATATCTCATCAGGGTCTATGCATGATGTTAATGCAGCATATAAACTTTTACCACAATTGCCATTTGGGTTATATATAAATATACTCTATATCTTATTATTTATTTTATTTAAAGTCTTATTATATTTAAGCTTATCTTCAGCTTATTAGGTATATACTGTCATTTTGAGTTTGAGAGATACTCACTGTATCTACTCATAAGGTTAATTTAAGTTTATATTTAAGCTTATCTTCAGCTTATTTGATATATACTGTCATTTTGAGTTTGAGAGATACAGTGATATTTTATTGCTTACATAGGTAGCGGCTACCTTTGGTTACGCATAGCAGACTAAGTATCGTATGCATGTAATTTATTCCAAAAAAAGCCTATCTATGTAAGCAATAAAAATATGTTGTAGATATTTAAATAAGGAGAAATAATGGTTAAGTTTGTTAACCTAACTCCACATGAAATTGTGGAGATGACAGCTGAGTTAAGGTTTCCCTCTGAGGGAATAGCGCGTGTATCAGTGGAGTATATGACAAATAGTGAAATTAATGGAATACCATTATTTGAGGCTAAATATGGGGAAGTTGAAGGGCTTCCTGAGCCTAAAGAAAGAACAATATATATTGTCTCTAGCCTAGTGCTAGGGGCGGTTAAGGATACAAGAAGTGATGTAGTCGCTCCCGGTGAGTTAGTAAGGGATGATCTAGGTAAGCCGATAGGCTGCCTAGGGTTTAAAAAGGGGTAGTATTATGGGCTGGAAAAAGTCAGAATCAGGTTATGAAAGTAGTTGGGGTTCAATATCATATGACCCAACGTATGAAATTGAAGTGAAAGCTGAGACCGAAAGGTTATCAGCTTTCCTACGAAAGCGATTTAGCAACAAAGCAGGTGAGGAGTTCATCTGCTCAAAAGTGGTTCCTATGTTAGAATATCCCATTACTGCTGTAGTAGGTAATGGGAAAGAGAGGGACTTTAGAGAGGAGGAAATAATATGGAATTAGTGTATATAACACTAATAGCAGTGGTAGTTACGAGAAATTGTAGAAAAATACAAATAGGTAAATTTATTATATAATTATGGTCTGAAAACAAAAAAGGAGTTAAGATGAAATCAATAAATGATAGTTTGAAGGTAATAGCCTCAAACAAAGACGCTATTAAAGTTGCAAGTGCTGAGAACAAAGCACTGTTTAAAGAGTTATTCATTATTATTAATGAAGAGATAAAAAGCATTAAATCTAATAGTATGTTCAAAGATACTAAAAAGAGTGCATTAGTACTTATTGCTAAAGCAAATCTAAAAGTTGATGTCAAAGACTTTGGACTCTTTACATTAGTATGTAATTATATAAGTTTGGGCTTATCTTTAGACTTACAAAATGAAGATATTACAGTTAATACTATTAAGAGAGTTATCTATTATATAAATAAAGGTTGGTTAAGTAAAACTAAAGCAAACAAAAGTGAAGATATTAAAGCTTTAGTTAGTGAATTAAATAAGCAACTTAAAGAAGCTAAGTAATAAGCTTATAGGGTACTTTATGGAGTACCTTATTAAACTTATTTATTAAGTTTGTGTTATTTAAATTAAGATAGTCTTATAGTTAGTAACTATTTAGTAATGCACTAAAGAATTACATATAACTATATACTGTATATATGATTATAAACCTATTATTTAAGAATAGTAGATTAGAATTATAGATTATAGCTTATTAATGCAATAAGTAACTATAATGCTTAAAATATTTTATTCATATAATAGTTTAATCAAGTTATTTAACTTATCAATGTCAGTTATAATCACATAGTGAACACATACAATAAGTAACTATGATATGGTAACGCCTAAGTAAAGGACGGCGTTATACACGCTTTGATTATAATAGTCCTTTTATATATTTTTAATAAGTATAATATACTACAATTATATGTAATTTATATAGTAAATAAGTATATAATTACAATATATTACAACTATACTATGTAATAAATTATAAATGTGGAACGATAATTGCTATTAATAATATAATATATATATATATATATAATATATAAAGATATAATAAAGTTATATATAATATTATAATAAATATAGTAATTATAATATATTACGTTAGTAGTTATAATAATAGTTAAACTTTAGTAGTTATTATAATAGTTATAAAGATATAATTATTATAATGATTACTTTAAGAGTAATTAAATAAAATAATATTAAGAAGTCAAGAATGACCATTAACTGCTTAATTAGTATATTAAGAAGTCAAGAATGACCATTAACTGCTTAATTAGTATATTAAGAAGTCAAGAATGACTACTAAATTATTTAATAAAGGGAGTAAATTATGAATAATAAGGTTAAGAAAGAAGTACTTAGTGAATTATGTGTTATGTATAGAAATAACATGATAAGTTATAAGCAATTCTTAGATAGAGTAAAGCTATTAAATAGAATAGCCTCATAGACGAACGCTATGGGGTCAAATTTAAACGAACGTAGGTTAGTAGTACATTTGTATTACTTTAACACTTTAAGAGCTCCAATGGAACATATTAAATGATATTGCTATCAAGAGAGGTTTGAGATGAGTAAACTTAGTGAGTCTATACAAAGACAAAGATATATGGATAATAAAGGTCATAATATTATGACAGTAGAGAAGAGGTGTGTAGTAAGTGATAGGAGTAAACCTATCGTTAGACGTAAGCCTATGATAGAAGGTCAGCTACAAGAGGAACTAAATACTAAAGCTTATAAGCTATTAACTAAATAAAGGAGTGAGTCATGTCTGAAGGTTCTGTAAGAATGGATAATACAAGGAATACAGATATAGCTATTATCATGATGCCTAACTTTTTTATCTTATGTAAAGAGTTACATCATGATATTCATAATATAAAACATACTAAAATACCTACTAAGTATTCTAGATTTCTTATATATTATTATCATAATGATATAAAAATAGAAGGAGAATACAATTATAAAGGAGAGCTAAAAACAACTACTCTATCTACTAAGAAAGTATTATGTGAATACTTAGATTGTAAAGATTTTTATGAAGCTTTTATTAAGTATAATAAAGGTGAGGATTATAATGATTATAACATAGATAAAACTCCTAATGTTTCAAAAGGTTACAGGGACACAGACATTCATAGTTGTATGCAAGGAGAGGGCGAGTTCTTTGAATATCTACAAGATAATGTAGAAGGACTAAGATATGTATCATTCTATAAAGAGGGGAGAGAGTATGCTAGGTGTATGTTATGGTTATCTGAGAGTGTTATAGGATTACCTGATGACTGTGCTGGATTAGTAGATAGAATATATCCAAGCGATAATCATAGAATAGTAGATATGGTTAAGAAGTGGGCGAGTGCTAATAACTATGTACACAGAACAGAACAAAACTATCATTCAACGAAGAAGATAACATATAAAGGAGAAGAGCTAGAGCTACAACTTAAAGTAGAAGTAGGTTATGGTATAGAAAAAGTAGAAGTACCTTATATGGATACATTTAAGCATTACAAAGATGGTATACTTTATAACTTCCCTATAAAAGGATATAGTCATACTTTAGATAGTACAGCGGGAAATACATTTATAGATAGTGGTCGTTATTGTTGGGAATGTGGAGATAGAATAAACGAGGG